ATCATGCCAAGTGAGGGTATGATTGTTACTCCAGAACGTCACGAGATTCGTGCCATTGGTTCTGAAGGTCGTGCTTTGCGAGCAGAAGGTTATCTCCAACACTTCAAAGAAAGAATCATTGGTGGACTTGGTATCTCTGCTATTGATCTTGGACAGGGCAATACAGCCAATCGTTCAACCGCAGACAGTATGTCTCGTAACTTAGTTGATGACGTTAAGTACTATCAGCGAGTTATGGAAATCTTCATCAACGAGTACATTATCAAAGAACTGTTACTTGAATCTACTTTTGAGAATCCACTTGATGAAGAGAACGTTGTTCGTTTGGAGTTCCGTGAAGTAGATTTGGATGCCAAGATTAAAGTAGAGAATCATGCAATCCAGTCGTTTACTTCTCATCTCATTACTCATAGTGAAGCTCGCAAGATGTATGGAAAGGAGCCACTATCCGAGGAAGAATGGGCAGATACATATTGGAGATTGATTGAAGAGCCTATGAATCTTATCAAGGCTGTAGATGAACCATATTCTGCTGCAGCCAAGGCTCTTGCGGCCAATCCAAATACTGCTATTGAACAAGGTGACTTGGATAAAGAAGAATCCAAAGATGACGATATTCGAGAAGAAGAACAAGAAGCAGAAGAAAAGAAAGCCAAGATGAAGGCTACTATTAAGAAGACTTCTGGTCAACGTCAAGCTGCTTCTCGAGATCGTCCAAGCAATCAGCATGGTCGTGCTGCTGGCCCAACAAAGCGTAAGAGTGGATTTGATCCAGAATATATTCTTGATGAAGCTAATCCAATTCTGACTGCATACAATAATCTGTACCAGAACGTAATGTACTCTTGGTCTAAGGGAAATTTGACTGTCGATTGGTTCCGTCAGATTGCAATGTCTGTACACCAAAAGATGGTTGACGATATGTCACGAATCGTAAGATTAGATTTCAGGAAAGGTTTGAAAACTGCGAACTACATAGCAGGACAGACAGAAATAGATGTACCGATTCAGATGCTTGAGACTCGAATCTCATCCTACATTTCGCGACTCTTCGATGCAATCCAAAAGCGGTTAGAAAGTCCGAAGTTGCATGAGTTGCCACCTGACCAAGTTGGAACCTATCTATCCGCGATTTTTGATAGCTTGAGATTTAGAAGTTCACTCATTTACCGCTCTGAAAGGGCCAAAGCGTATAACTATGGAGTTCTAATTGGTCTTCAGAAGCGTGGAGTTAAAAAAGCAAGAGTCATCTCGCACGATGGAAATTGTGATGAATGTCAAGAACATATGAAGACAATTGAACTACACAATGCTTCAATTCACGATATTCCTGGTTTTCGTCCAAATTGTAAGTGCGTGATAGAAGAGGAATAACCACTGACGCTAGCATCTAGTCAACTTCTATAGAAGTTAGATTGCATAGCGGGCAACCGCTGGGGTGACAAGAAAATGGCAAAATCGTTTGTAAAAATTTACGACACAATCACGATTGGACCAAAAAGCATCGATACTCTACGGATCTCAAGAGACAATTTCCTGACTGCCTCAGGAACTCCTCGTTCTCTGCGTCTAGATATCGTTGCTACTCATGCGGCAAGACCTACAAGAAATAATGGTTTCTATCTCCCACAAAAGATGAGAGAAGGAGCCATGTCGATGGTTGAGCCATATAACAAACCTGTTCTTGCTCACCATGATGCACACGAAAGTCCACTTGGTCGAATCATTACAGCAAAATATATTGATACATCAAATACTTTGCCACAGAATGCTGCTCGTGATTCTTGGATTCGTGGACTCAATGACGCCAAGACTTCCTTCTTTAGATATGTTGACTATGTTGACCAGATGATGGATTCCGATTTGATTCGCGATCCAAGATATCCTGGTCTAGGTCATATTCTAGCAACCGTAGAATTGACAGATAGTGATGCTATCCAGAAAGCAATTGACAAGAGATTTCTAACAGTTAGTACTGGAGCAACCTCTGATAAAGCTGTCTGTTCTATTTGCAAGAAGGATTGGATTGAAGAAGGTTTCTGTGACCACGTTCCTGGTCATGAGTATGATGGCAAGGTTGCTCTTCTAATTGCTGGCAATCTCATCTATGATGAATTGAGTTTCGTAAACGTTCCAGCTGATGTACTGGCTCGTATTGTTACTGTTCACAATGGAACAGTTACAGACTCTATTGAAGTTAAGGAAAGAGATTTCTTTGAGGACACATCGTCTAAGTTCTATTTTGGCTCAGGAGGTACACAAATGGCAGATCAAGTTAACGACACTAATACTCCGGCTCCTGCTCCAACCCCGGCAAATCCTCCCGTTCCCGAGAATCCTCCTGCTCCTGCTGCTGTAGTTGCGGATAGCACTACTCCTCCGCCCCCACCAGCTCCAGAGTTGCCAGAAGAGGACAGGCACTATGAGGATATGATTGCTTTTGGTTGGACACTTTCGTTGTTCGATACTGGTTTCGAAGACGAGAAGCTTTCGGCAGAACAACGTAAGGCTATGAAAACATCTACGTTTTGCAAGCCCGGAGAGCGTAAGTATCCTGTTCCTGATTGCAATCACGCTCGTGTAGCAATGGCATACGCGAAGAAGAACAACGAGTCCAGTGCTGTAGTTTCTTGCATTCGTCGGAAGGCAAAGGCTCTAGGTTGCCCATTTGATGAGGCAGAGATTGATGAGATCCTTCGTGACGAAGCAGAAAGAGCGGGAAAGACCACACCTGCTCCTACACCCGCACCTGCTCAGGAAACAACTGCTCCCGCCGCCGAGTGTGGATGCGACGAACTCAGGAAAGAGTTGGAAAGTACAAAAGATAAGTTGCAATCCGCACAGAATGAACTAAAAGACCTACATAGTGAGCATGATAGGACGCTTGAGTCCCATGTCAGTGAACTTGCTCAGGTAAAGTCGCTTCTAGCAGATTCACTAGTGAAACTTGAAAAGATTTCTGGCAAGAATATCAATCTTGAAGATGCAGCCAGAGAAGTAGCAGCAATGCCAATGGTTGATCTAGTCAAGCGCGTTGATGGACTGAAAGATTCTTTGAAAATGGATAATGTTTTGAAGAAGTTGAATGATGGAATGGCTAACAATCCTGAGGGTACGGTAGAAAACCCCACACTAGCGGACTCCCAGGCACAAACGAATCTGTCAGCAGACGATAGTACTGATGGATTCAAGGTATATCGTGATACGTTCAAGTCTATCGTAGCAAAAGAAGGAACCAAAAAGGCTGATGAGTATGTGAGAAAGCTAAAATGGGCACGGCTGGTCCCAGCAAGCTTTAATCCAAACAAGTAACCGAGGAGGACAATCTCAATGTCGTACAATCTCTATCAGGCGAATCACAAAAGTTGGGATCATGTCGGCAATATGACTCCTGCGGTTGAGTTCTCTGAGACAGAACGCCCCGCTGGAGAGTTCAAGGTAGCCGACTGGCTCCCTGTTCAAAGATTCGACAAGCACTATGAGCACTATTTCGTCGTTTCTGCTGGCAAGATCGTTGCTTTTGATCTTTCGGGCCGTGTAGTTCCCGCAGGTCTCAAGGCTGCATTCGCAGTCCAATCTGGCGATGTTCTTACCTATACCGCAACCGATGCGACCGAAGGAGTCATTGACTTGACGACTGGCGCAACTGTTGCTGGCGCATGTGGCTATACCCGCGCAGAAATTACCGCAGCTCTTTTGGGCCGTGGTTTGCTTGACGCTAGCCAAAACGCGGAAGATTTCATTAGCTTCCCCGTTGGCGTCGCTCCCTACAACTACCTCAAGTGGTGTGGCGGAGACGGTTTCAATCCTGCCGAGTATACTCAGCACAACTACAATATGCAGCATCAGGTAGCTATTCTTTGTGACTATGTTGTTCAGGTTCCTTTGGTTCCTGCAGTAGCTAGCACATTGAATCTATCTGGTCTGAGCGTTGCAAGTACTGCCATTTCTGATTGGTCGCCTACGCTCGCAGTATGGAAGGATGCAACTGGTCTTGGTTTGACTGCTCGCTATTCTGGCGAAACCCTTACCAACGTTGTTGGTTTGGTACTTCCTTCGTTGAACGTTGCGAAGAGCACTCGGATCACTCCTTGGACTCTTCCTACTGGTTTCACCCGTGAAGTCGGTAGCGTTGGCCAGCTTACCACTGCTGGAGACTATTTCATCGACCACGATGTCGGCGTCATCTTGATGTACGAGTCGGGCGGAGACGCTGCTGCAGTGACAACTGGTTCGCTAGTATTCTACCACTATGACGCAGCTCCTTCTTCGGTTAGCACATTCGCGTGTGCGCTCGGAGATCTCAAGGGTGGAGACTTTGTTCGTGCAGATGCGAACTCCAACTTTGTGAAGGCCAAGGTATTTGCTGCTGCTGACATCGCAACTTCGACCAACGGTGATCCAAGTGATGCAGAACTAGCAACTATGCTTAACCAGGTCATGAATGCTCAGAATGAAATCATCGGTCAAGTACTTGAACTCGAAGTACATCCTCGTGATTATCTCGAGAGAGTACGGACGGCCTATCCTGAGATGGGCGTTATGGATCGTATGCCTGGCACAGCTACTGAGGGTATGCCTTTTGCGGTATCCTACAGCGGCGCATCCAATAAGATGATCCATATCCTGTTGACCAAGTAACTTGAGAAACGGAGGCAATACCACTATGGCGTATCAATTCAAAGACGAACGTGAAGTCAATTTCTGGTGGAATAACTCCGGCCTCAGCCCAGCTGGTGACGGGCGCGTCCATATCAAGGACGCCCTAGCAACTCCCAACCTTTCTCCTTGGCTACCAAAGGTCATGGAAAATGTTG